TGTGGACCCGGCGAGCAACGCCGCCAGGCCCAAGATGAGCTTCATGTTATCTCCAGGTGACCGCTCGGGTGGCCTTGAAGGCTCTCCTGATGGCGGCCGGATTGCGGGCCATAGTGGTGACTCGACGGCCACCGCCGCGGGTCTTTAGGGGCTCTTGGGGAACGAACTTGGCACCCTTGAGCTGAGTAGCTTGTACCAATTTGGCGAACTCGACGTCGGCCTTTTTAGCCTCTTCGGCTTCCGCCTTGGAGGAGTCGAGGGCCATGTAGTCGAGCCAATAGGCGACCGCGTTGGCGAGCACGTCGATGCGGTCATCCTTGCGGAGAGCGCCTCTTTGGTTCGCCATGTGGGTTAGCTGGTACAGGCCAGAATATTCCAAATAGGCGAATTTCCCGAGCTTCCGCTCGGCGTGAGACTTCACCTCTAGGAGGTCATCCTCGATCACCGACCGATCCACGACCAGGCGGTGGTTCTGGAGTACGGGCTGAAGGTGGCCGATAATGCGGCTCTCCTTCATCGCGACCCCGACCTTGTGGTCCTCCACGCGGCCCTTGAAGCCGGCCTGGCGGAGGTGCGTCTCGAGCAGCCGGGAGAACATCCCGTCGCCGAAGTTCGCCTCCACGCGGATCAGTGGGACGCCAGCGTCGACCGCGATCTTCGCCAAGGCGGCCATCGTGGCCTCGCTGTGGCCGTCCTTGAAGCCGCCCCACTTCCGCAGATAGATGCGGCCGTTGAGGAAGCTCGTCAGGGCGTAGCCGGTCTCGTCGGTGCCGGAACCGGAGGGGTCGATCTCGAGGACCGTCCCCGCGTAGGGCTTCCACTCGTCGGCCACGTACAGCGGCCCGTAGAAGCGGTCTCCGTCGAACCCGACATTGTCCAGGTCCTTGAGGAGCTGCTGTCTCCCGGTCCCCCATGACAGGTGGATCGGAGCCCGCTCCTGGTCGACGTCGAAGACGATCAGGTCGCGGGTCTTGAGGGGGAAGCGCTCTTGGTCCGTCAGGCTCGTATCGAGCATGAACTGGAGCTGGAAACCGGCGAGGCCCCACTCTGTCTCGCGCTCGATCAGGTCGTCCTCATTGAACCGCTGAGGGTCCGTTGGGGCGCCCCCGAGGCTCGAGCCGAACTTGGGCTCCGCTAGGCCGGGGTTCTCCTCCAGGTCCGCCGCCAGCATGGGCGCCAGGTCCTCGAGGTAGAGCTCCATCTTGCCGGCCAGCGGGTACCGCCCCGGCCACAGCCGCATGGCGTACCCCTTGGCCTTCAGGCCGCGGTAGATAGACGCCATGCTTTGGAAGGTGCCGAGGTAGATGGTCTCGCCGCCTGGCTTACGCAGAGCGGCCGCTTCGCCGACCCGGTCGATCAGCTTCTCGCGCTGGCCCTCGGTCTCGGAGTTGTTGGGGACCTCGACGTCGTCGAACAGGAGGATGTCGGAGCGCCCGCCGGTGAGCTGCCCGCCGATCCCCGCGGCCCACACTGAGGGGTCCTTGGAGGGTTTGGCGGGGCCCACGTCGAACTGCATAGTGCTGTTCTTCTGGGACGCCCTGGCTTGCAACCCCGACCACGGCACGGGCTCCTGGGTCTCCGCGTCCGTCGCGTTAATCATGGTGTGAATGAAGGACGCCACGGTCGCCGCGAAGCGCTCGTTGGCGGAGACCACACCGATCTTCAGGTCAGGCTCTCGCCAGAGGCGCCACACGATGTAGGCGCCGGTCAGGAAGGTCTTACCGACGCCACGGAAGGCGGCGATGAAGCGGAGGCGGGGGCCGCCCTCGAGGTACCGGGCGATGTCATACTGGACCCGTGTGGGTGCCGGGAGGGAGAGGACTCTCGTCCAGACGTACCAGATGAACTTGAGGAAGGAGCCCTTGAGGATTGTCTCAAGGGTCTCCTGAGGTTGGCTCATTAGCGTGCCTTTTGGTTACCCGATGTACGGCATGGCCGAGATATCGATCCCGTAGCCCTGCAACATAAGCTTCACGCCTTGACGCCAGCCGTGTTGCTGCGGGTTGGCGATCCAATCGTTGATCGCAGCGGTCTCGCTGGCGTACCCGAGGGCGGCCAATAGCGAGGTCTCGGTGTAGGCGTTGGAGAAGCTCACACTTCCGACGTTGGTGTTGGTGCCGCCAGTGGGGTCGTCCCAAACGGTATTCGCAACCGTTGCGTGTGTCATCGTTCCGGTGAACGATGAGCTGCTCCCAGAAGCGTTCCAGAGATAGCTGACGTTGTGGTTGAAGTCAGTGTAGTTGGGGAGAGCCACCGAGTTTGAGTCGGACGACGAGTCTGCCTTATAGGCCACCCCGGAAGCTTGGTCATTGCGGGCCAGAACGTTGTGGTGGACGACAGAGTTGTTCTGCATCCCGTTAACAGTGGAGAAGCCCCAACCAACAGCTCCGGTGCTATTCACCATGTTCGACCCGATGGCCGCATTATAGCTGGCGTCAATGACAACTCCGCTCGGAGCATCTATGCTATAGTTGTCACCACCGCCGAGGCCGACGGCAATGGGACAGCGGATCACTAAGTTTTGCTGATACGTGGCTCCGCCTTTGAGGACGCCTCCATCCGTCGCGGTGTCGATGAACACGCAGCGACGGACGAGGGTGTTTCTCGTATCATCCTGTGTATAGATCGGGTGGTTGAACATCGACGCGCCGCCGGTGGCCTGCGAGGCGTCACGCGAGACACCGGACAGGCGCCCGTTGGCCCAGAACACGCTGTCCTCAATCGTCAGGCCGTCAGTGTACGCGGCATAGATGCCTTGAGAGTGATCGCCGTATTGATTGTGGAAGGCACAGTTGCGGAAGATGGCCTTCTGAAGGCGCCTGGGTCCGGTCGAATTGTCTATCGACATCGACGTATAAGGGAAGACCATGTTCTCGAAGAGCCAGTAATCGGCGGCTCCCGAGCTGAAGGCAACGACGTTCACTGACATCAGAGGAGCGCTTGTTGTGGGGTTAAAGCGCAGACCGCGGAACGCGCGGTAGCTGCCCCCCGAGGAGCCGAAGCAGATGGTTTTACTGACCGTACTTCCAGTATTCAGAGCTGGACGATTGTTACCTACAGCTCTTCCTAGCTTCGCCTCGTTGGTCGGGTCGGCAGGGTCGTAACTCTGAATGACGAACGGATAGGTGGCGTTCACGCCTCCCGTCGGGCTCACATCCGGAAGTCCCGCCGCGTAGCTGGTACCCTCTGCGACTAGGATTTGGTCGCCACGGCCGTTCTCAGCGAACCAGAGGGCCGCCGCGAGGGTCGCTAGGGGAGTAGCTGGAGCCTGCGCCTGGAGCCCGTTGTTCGCATCATTTCCCGTCGATGAGTTGACGTAGAAGCGCCGCCCGCCGAGGGTGCTGGAGGAAGTTGGGGCACATTTGAGGAGGGTGATGGTGCCCTTGAACAGGTCGTTGTAGCCCGACAGGACCAGGTCCGTCCCGGTTGCCGTGAAGACGGCATCGACGAGGAAGGTTAGGCCTGAACCATTCTGCTTCGCTGCATTGAGCGTGTCCTGCCACTGGAGCGTTCCGCTCTGGTCCTTGATCTGAAGGTTGGCGTAGCTGTTGGTCGTGTAGCTCAGAACCAGATGGTAGGTCTGGCCGACGGTCAGCGCCCCGGCCCACGTGGCAATGGGGAGAGAGCCAAGCGTGTCAGTGAAGGTCCGCGTGCCGGCATTGTAGGAGACGTTACCGCTATCCAGCGAGGTCGGTGCGCCGGCGATTGCGTCAGCTCCATCCGTGCCGCCAGCTCTCAGCGGGAGAGAGGCAAAGCCACTGGTGTCGACCCCATTGCCGATGGCGGTGTCGTAGAGGACAGCCCCGCCGCCGCCGGTGGCTCCGCCGAGGATGGACGCCAAAATCAGGCTCGACGCGGATAGTCCGGTTCGCAGGAGAGCCGCGACTCCTTTACCTTTCCTGATGGCGGCCATGAGTTATTCCTCTCCGACCCAGAGGGTTACCGTGCCGGACCCGGCTGTGACCTCGAGCTGGATCAATGGACACCATGAGATGGACTCGAGGAAGTCGGTCGTGCCGGCTGCCACGATGTCCACCCAAGGGGCCTCGGTGCTGATACGGCCGCGGACGCGGAACGTTGTGGCGCCGTCGCCGGAGGCCTGAATGGGAAGGAGAGCTTTACCGTAGCTGTCCCGGATGGTTTCGTTGGAGGCGAGCGTCTTGGTCCCGACGCCCGTCTGCGAGAGCTTCTTCATGTTCTGAGAGAGTCCTAGTTGAGAGGGGCGTCGTCGACGTTGAGGTTCTTGAGCTCGTCGATGATCCCGTTGAACCGCGGCGAGGTCGCCGGAGCGTCGATGCCGTTGTCCTTGAGGAACTTGATGATGACGGCGAGGAGCTTGGTGTCGAGGGGCTGGTAGTCCTGGTGATCCTTAGGGAGCCGAGCGCGCTCTAGGTTGCGCCGTAGCTCCTCCGCCTGGGCTTCCGCGAGGAGCCCGTGGAGGGCGTCGAGAGCGTCGCTACTGGCGCGGCTCACGTTCACCCTCCAGACGGCCATCGAGCCGCTCTAGCTTCCCATCGACCCGCTGAAGATCCACACGGAGTCCGTCGACCGAGGCGTTCAGTTGCTCGATCCGTTCAATCCGCTCGTCCTGCTTCGCATCGTTGACCTTCAGGCCGACGATGGTTCCACCGGCGGCGAGGACAAGAGTCCCCGCCACGGCGTTGATTATGGTGTCTCGAAGGGTCATGCGCCAATCAGTCCGTGGGTGATTAGCGCGTCCTTGACGGCTTTCTGGGTCTGCGAAAGGTCACGCACCGCGTTCATCAAGGTTTGGATCGTGGTCTGGGTGTAGGACGCCTCGGCGGTTGCGTTATAGGTCGCGTTGGCGGTCTTCTTGGCGGTGCCTGTGTCAGCCGCCCACCCGGTGTTACGAGGACCAATGACCTGGGTCCCACCCACCTTGTAGTAATTCCCCGCGAGAAGATCGACTGACCCATGAACTGTCAGCTCGGTGCCTGTGACAGGACTTCCTCCGATACCGACTTCTCCGCTGCGAGCCATCGAGATTGGGGTCGAGATGACACCGGCCCCAAGAATATCAATGGCCTCCAGGTTGAAGAGCCCCTTAAACCCGCTGTTGTCATCGACATCGACAGCCGCTTGCCACACTAGAGGATTGCCGGCCGCATCCCACCTCTTCCAGAAGACTTGCGTCTGGGAATTGGCGTCGTGAGCCGTGTTCTCCACTAGAAGGCCGGGCCAAGCACTCGGGAGGGCTGTCTTAATCCACACCGCAGGGACGCTTGACGTCCCCATGTCTACCGTGAGTTCTCCACCGGCGGTTAGGCCCTGCGCGAAGTTGAAGAGGCGTGCCGCTAGATCATTTCTGAGAGCCGTATCGCCGCCAAGGCCGACTGAGCGGGCCTCTTCAAACACGTAGCGAAGTTGAGTCATGGCCGTGTCGAGGTCCGCTTCGGTGAGGACCGCGCCGTCCGTGAAGTCGACCAACGGGGCGTCATAGGGGGTTACCCGGATGACGTCATAAGAGGTCCCGTTGGGGACGACGCCAGTGAATGTTACCTGTGCCGCTCCTGTCCAGGTGGCAGCCACAGGGGAACCACTGACGCGCGCCTGGACGTGGCTCTTGTCGAGGAACGGCCAGGGGATGTTGACAACGGGGGCGGTGCCGTTGCCAGTGCCAGTAATCGGAGAATACATGATGGGTCTCGTGGCGGCTCAGGCCGCTCTCGTTGGAGTTGTGGCCGACCCCGAAGGGTCGACCGTTTCTATTGCTGAGGGTTCTCGTCTTGTGAGCCGTCGAGGCCTAGCTGTTTGAACAGCTCTTGCGTCTGTCGGTCAGCTTCGCCGGAGTCCGTGCTGGTCAGGACAGCCTTGTCCCACGCCTGGTTGGCGGCGACGTGACGCCCGAGGTCCGGGTTCTCCTGAAGGAGCTGGATTTCCGCTGGCTTCCGGTATTGCTCAATCATGTCGCGCATCGCTTGGATGCGGCCTGGCCGAGGGAGGACCTGATACTCTGGGAGCTTAATCATCTCCCGAAGTCCGGACTCTAGGTTGAGTCCGGTCGACGGAGACTGCACGACCTGGCCGCGCAGCTCGAGAAACCGGTTGTACTGAGCCGAGGTCAGCTTGACGCCGTGGAAGGACCGTGAGGGTTTCCCGATGTCGAAGCTCAGACGTTCCAGCTCCGCGAGGAGCGGGTCGCTGGCGTCCGACGGTCCAGGTCCGGCCTTGAGGCCGAACAGCCGGTCTCCGCTTTCCACGGGAACCGGGCGGCCAAGTAGGCCGTCCCGCTTCACGGGCAACGTAGCTGACCCGAAGGACTGCTTGAGGAGTCCCTCGATGAACCCTGCGGCGTCCCTGTCGACGCCCTGTACTCCCCGCCCAACCGACCGCTGGATGCCCGAGGCGGGCACGAAGCGGGTAGCGAAGCTCTGGAGATACCGGCCCCAACCTTGGGCGCTCTGGCCTTCCTTGACGTTCGAGGCGAGCTCGACGAGGTCCCTCATGGAGGTGAGCCAGGTCTTCGATAGCACGTTGGCCTGGGTAGCCCAGACCGAGGCTTCGATAATCTGCTCGGCCGCGTTGCCACGCTCGGCGGGGGGAACTTCATCCTGATCCCGCAGATAGGCGCGCAAGTCGGCGCCCCACCCAAGGAGAGTCCCAAGGGGGTCGAACCGCTTGAACTCAATGACGTCATCGCCGACCTTGAGCGAGTAGCTTGGGCGGCTGAGGCGCGCGGAGCTTGAGAAGTCTCCGTCAAGCCCAACGATGGCCCTGTCATCGGCCATCTGGAACGCCGTGTAGACCATCAAGGTCCCAAGGCCTATCCGTGCGAGGGCTTCATCGCGGCGAGGACCGCCGGCGACGATGTCAGCCCGCACGCGGTCCTTGAGGAGACCGAGCGGAGAGTAGTCGATAGCCGTGCGCTCCAGGATACGGAGCGGGGTCTTCACGAAGGGAACCAGCAAGTGGAAGAACGGCGTGTGAGTCATGCCGTTGGCGAGAGAGCGCAGCGCGCCGGTCTCGAGCGGGTCCTGAAACAGGGCACCCTTGGCCTCGACTTCGCCGGCGGCGAGGGCCGCTTCGCGTTGTCCCGCAGAGTAGGCGTCATCGGCGAAGCCGTCGACGGACTCGGTGAGCTGGACCATGCGTGAGCGCATGTATTGCGCGAGGGGCTTGCCTTCGAGCTGGAGCTCCGCGGCTTCATGCGCTGCGATCCGCATGGCTTCCGCCTGGGCTCCTGCGCGGGCCGCGATGGTGCCGGCGAACTGGTCGGCGCCGTTCACGAACAGAATGGTCCCGAGCCGCGAGGCCGAGCCCATTGCGTTGACGACGGGCCGGATCGCCTTGAGCACGAAGTTCATGGAGTGCTGCATCAGCGCCGGCGTTGACCAGCTCTGAATTTGCTCTTGGAGCTGCCGCATGTCCGCTTCGGACATCACGAAGGCCCGCTCTCGTCCACTCACGTCGACGCGCTCGAAGTTCCCCTTGACGCCTTGCCGGCCTTCTTCAGCCAGCGTGGCGGCGCGCGAGGCGAGCCCTTTGGCCCCCCATGCTTGCGCGTTGAGGACAACCTCCTCCATGCCCTCACGCTCGAGGAGCGAAAGCGTGTTCTTCCACGCATCGCGCCAGGCGCCGAGGACACCATCCACGTAGGCCCACGTTACCATCGTCTGGACCCGCGCGGCCTGCGCGTAGGTTCGCCCGAACGGCGATAGAGCCCATCCCTTCAGGGAGGCCAGTGCCATTGCGGCGGCGTTGAGGCCGAGGATGGAGAAGCCCGAGAGGGCGTTCGTCAGGCCAGTGACGGCCGAGAAGAGGTTGCCGCGGAGCTCGCCGGTGGCGGGGTTCAGACGGGTCAACACCGAGCCCGCCTTGGTGCGGGTCAGACGTGAAAGGTCGCCGAGGTCTCCGCCGCTGTCTATCAGCTTCCCGAGGAAGAGCGAACGCTCAGCCGGGTCGACCATCTTAGAGACCTGATCGGTCGCCATTGCGGCCAGCTCGGAGACTCCCGTCTTGGCGGCCGCTGCTTCGGTCTTCGCGGAGGCCTTAGCGGCTTCCTTGAGGTTCCTCTGAGCGGTCTTCGCGCCGACCTTCTGGACCATCTGGAGCGTGCGGAGCGCGCGGCCTACTTCCGATCCGGCGCCCCTCAGGGCACCCAGGAAATAAGCGTGACGGTGGAACGCTTCGAGGAAGTCGACCCACGCCTGCTCGCCTTCCGGCGAGTCGGCTGTCTTGAGAGCACGCTCGGCCAGCCCTACGAGCTTCGCGGCGTGCGACCCGACGAGCGTCTGGGATGCGTACATGACAGCATCGAGGTTCGCCGTGTGGCCGTAGAGGTCCTTGAGGACATCCGCCGAGGAGGCCATCGCGCGGGCGGCGCGGGCTGTCATCTCTTCGGTGACCTGAGTCCCTGTGCGTCCTAGTTTGTTGGCGACACCCTCGTAGAGGTCCTGGAGCTGCACGTGGAGCCGACCGAGTAGCTCGGGGTTGTCCAGCGCCGAGAAGTCGATCTTGAGAGGGTTGATGCCGCTGAGGCGCCCGAGGGCGTCCGCGGGGTTCCCGGCGAGCGCGTCGCGAGCGAGGGCGTCGAGCTCCTCCGGAGTTGTGGCCGCTCCGGCCTTCCGTTGGAGGAACGTTAGAACGTCCTCAACGTTAGCCGGCTGCGTTGCTTCGGGCTTGGTGTCTCGGAAAGGATTGAACGGTTCCGGAGCTACCGCTTTGGCGCCGCCGGCTGCGTTATCGTTGGCACCCGTAGGGCGGACGATGGGCTCCTCGATGGGCTCGGGACGCGGCACTGGCATCTCTTCCCGCGCTGCCTTCACGGCCGCATCGGCGTCCTCAAAGGACCCGCGCCAGGCCCGGTAGGCCCGCACTCCGCGCAGCCCCGCCTCGAAGAGAGCGTCAGTGAGGATACTGACGGGGGCGTTTACCGCGGCCGCCTTGAAGCGGGCCACTAGGCGGTTATCGTCCGGCTCGCTCGCGAGCGCGTTGAGGGTCGGGCTGTCGATCCCGAAGACGTCCCGCATGGTGTTCGCGAGGTTCGTCTGCTCTGGGTTCATGGTAGCATCGACCACGGCGCCAGCGGCCATAGCGCGGCCAGCGCGGCCAAGCCATGAGCCCGCCTTGGCGACCCCAAAGGTCTTCGCAGCGCCCGTGAAGGGGACCACGAAGGAGCCGATAGTGCGGACCACTTTCTCGGTGGTTCCGGCCTGGTCCTCACCCGCCAGCTTCGGGAGCTGGACGCTATGGCCCGGCTGCGCGTTGATCGCATTGATCTCTGAGCCGGACGCCAGACCGATGACACCGTTCTGGGCATCCGACCCGAGGACAATGCCGGGGAGCGGGACGCGCTTGTTCAGCGCGTTACCAACATCCTCGGTGAAGTCGAAGACGTTCTGCGCGGCATCCCGTAGGGCGCCAACGGAGGCGCGGAAGAGGGAGAACGGGCGCGTCTGCTGAGGGGCCGGGCGGTGCATCGGCTGCTCGACTTGGTCGAGAGCCTGAGTGCCCTTCTGGCTGTCCTCGTACTCCGCTTGCTGCTTCTCGAGCTGCTGGAGCTCAGTCTCTTCCTGGACCGTCAACGGCATAGGGTTCTCCGGTTATTGGCCCGCAAGCCGCTTGGCGCGGAGCTCCTGGATGCGCTGGACGCGCATGATCGCGGCGTCTTTGCTCTTGGGGGCGAACTTCTGTTCGGCCTGATATTCAGCCTCGTTAGGGTCGACGCCCTTGGCGACCTGATCGCGGAAGTACGCAATCATGCCAGGGAAGTTGACCTTATTCCCGCCGGCGTAGGCCTGCGAGAGGATGTCCGTGGCGGTCTTTCCGAACTTCTGCTTGAGGCGCCCGGCCGCGGCCGCGACCTCTGGACGACGGAGGTTCTCCTGCTCGCCGGCGCGCGCCGCCGCGCGAAGGGCGCGGTAGTTCGAGAGAGCGAACGTCCCGGTTCCAAGCTGGCCGCTGTGGAGGAGTTTGTTGTCTTCCTCGACGCTGGCCTCGCTCAGGTCTCCCGAGTTCCGCAGCGCTATCCTGCTTGATATGTCCTGAGTGATGAGCTGCTGTGCTTCGTACTTCGCTTGCCGAGCGTCGGCCCGGTCCTCACGGACCTGTTCACGGGCCTGGTTGGTGACCCAATTCTCCATCGTGAACCCGAAGGACGGGTCGATGAGGCCCTGATGCGCGGCGTTCCGGAGGAACCCGATGCTCGGGGGCTTGGGCGAAAGGAAGGCCAGCGTGATCGCGTCGGCGTTCTTGTCCCAGAGCTGCTTGCGCTGGTTCGCTGCTTCGACCCGGACCCGATCCGTAATCTGGGTGCGGGCTTGCTGGACGGTCGCAATCTCTTCCGGCGTCAGGGACGGAGTCCCATCCTTCTGCTTGCTATCCTCGAGCCCCCGGAGGAGCCCGATATCCCCTCGCTGGTTCGCCTCGTTGACAAGACTCTGGAGGAGGAAGCTCTTGGCCTGGGTCTTGCTGATCGACGGGGGCACCTGAGACAGCGCCCGCTCGAAGTCGAACGGCGGGAGGTTCATCCCGACCTGTAGGTCCGGCGGAGTCCCTTGAGCCAACACCGGATCGTCCGGAGTGGACACCAGAGCGGGACCTTGAGGGAGCCCTGAGGGGGCCTTGGCGTTCGCGAAGTAGTGCGACGGGGAGACGAGCTTCCCGCTCGCATCCTTAACCGTCACATGGACGTGGGCGCCGGTCGTGTGGCCGGTGTTCCCGGAGATAGCCAGGATGTCACCCGGCCCGACCTTGTCACCCTGCTTGAGCGCGGTAGACGACAGATGGGCAAAGCCCCAGGTCGAGCCGTCCGCCAGCTTGACGCGGAGCTGGTTGCCGCCGCGCGCGTTGCTGAAGACGGAGACCACCTCACCGGCCATAGGGGCCACGATGTTGGTCCCGACAGGTACAGGGTAGTCCTCACCGTTGTGCTTGGAGCCGCCCTCGCGGGCCGCCCCGATGCCCGAGCTGATGTTGGCCGCGCCGAAGCCCTTGAACGGCGCTACGGCGGCCACAGGGCTCGCAAACGGGGTCGAGGTAGTGGGGACGACCTGGGCGTCCGGGAGGGGCGCTAGGGGGTCCTGGGAGGGCGCCACACGGGTTTCCGGAGGGGCACCGATGGGGGCGCCGCGGTAGAACTCGTGGACGTTATTCTCGGCCCATGTCGTGAGCAGCCGAGTATCGGTCTGCTTCTTGATCGCCGCTTGGGCCTGAGGAAGGAGGTTCGACCTGATCTCAGACAGGGCGTTCGCCAGCGTCGTCTTCGCTTCAGCCGGCCCGAAGTCGAGGAGCTTCCCGTTTCCGTCAGTGACGTGCTTCTGGAAGATGCTCTCGATACCGTGGTCGATCTCGTCGAGCGTCGCCGGGTTGTCGCTGTCGTTGAGCCGGTCTGTGGCCCACGAGGTGGCCTCATTGCCGATGTCCAGCGCGAGCTTCTTGGCGCCCTGGAGCTGCCACGCCTCGCGGTAGGCCTTCAGGTTCTTGAACTGCTCTTCATTCTTCTGTCCGGCCGCGAAGTCCGCGGCGCCCGCGGCGGCCTGGTCCTTGCGCTGCTGGTCGAAGACGTCGTTGGCGATGTTCTGGCCGACGTTATTGGCGAGGCCGAGGATGCGCGAGAGTTCGTCCGCGCTGTCCATGCTCGGGCGTCGGATGACCGCATTGATCTCCCTCGTGGGCTGATCGGTGTTTCCGCGGGGGATCGTGGTATCCCGGTTCGCCGTGATCCGAGGCGTGGACGTCCCGCGGGGATCAACCTTGGCTAGGTCCATCAGTGTGTTCCCTTAAAGGCACCCGCACCTTGCGCCGCGTTGGCGCCCGACAGGGCGATCTGGAGGCCCGCTCCGAGAAGTGTCGGCTTGGACACCATCTGGGCGTTTGCCTCGGCTCGAGCGGCGTCCTTGCGGCTCTCACGGTTGGCGAGAGAGACCTGGTTGGCTAGGCCTGCCTGCATCGCAGCGTCCGACTGAAGCGCCTTGATGGCGCCACTATCAAGACTGAGGCCGGACTCACCGGCCGCGACTGCGATCCGGGACTCTTCGACTCTCATCTGACGCAGCCGGTTGTTGATCTCCTGCGTCGCGGCCTGGTCGATCTCTTTGTTCTTCGTTGCGAGCTGCGCCTTGACTGCGGCGTTGGCCGCGTTGGCCGACTGTATCTGCCCGACAACGCTGACCGCGGTGGTCGCCGTGGCGAGCGCAATGGGGATCGCAAGGGCTGCTGGAAGGCACATTAGGGAGTCCTCACGAAGTGTAGGAAGAGCCGACTCTCCGGCCCAAAGGTGGGATCGGCGTCGATGACGTTGAAGCCGGCCCAGGTGAGCCAGCGCATGGAGAGGTCGTTTCGAGCGTCCACGTTGGCCCAGAGGATCGGAAAGAGCTGCTGCATCTCACCAACGTAGCGGCGGGTCTGCCGGCCGACGGATAGCGCGGCGTCTTCGATGCCGGGCGTCCCGAGGAGCCACGCAATGCCGACCTTGGGGGCCAAGTGCGGGCTGACGCCCATGACCCCGATGGGGAGGCCAGTCTCGTCCACGATCAGCCAGCTCACCACGGAACCCTCCCAAGACTCGAAGAGAGCCCAGAAGGTGTCCGTGGATGAGCCGACTGTGGCGCGGACCTCAGCGAGGTCAGCGGGACGAAGGTTAGCCGCGATGTACTCTAGGGACTCGCGGACGGTGTCGTGGTCCAGCGTGGCGGTGTCTATCGCGCGAGCCCTCACAGAGCCCTCGAGAAGAACAGCCCCTCCCATTGGGCGGAGGTAATGGTGCTGTCGAAGGCGGTGTCATTGATGAGCTCGATGCGGGCGTCGGTCGACCGACCGGCCACCGAGAAGGTGAACGCTCCGGAGGCGTAGCTGCGCTGGCCGAGAACCGCACTGGTCGACCAAAGGACCTGAGGGGAGAACTCATAGGTCGCTTTGAGGCCCGGCTCTAGGGCAGCCGCATCGGCTCCGTAGGGGTAGACCTCTGCGCGCAGATAGCCGGTGTCCACAAGGTTCACGGTGAACGCATGAAGCTGGAGGCGTCCCGAGCTTAGCGGACGGTTCTGCCAATCCAGCGGATACTGCTGCGAGGGGGTGATCTTGGTGGTGTAAACGTTGCCGGCGCTAACGTGACCGATGGACTCGTCCCCCGGTACTGAGACAGTGCTCCCGGAGAAGACGTATCCGGCCTGATTAATGACCGACTCCGGAGTAGCCGCGTCGTTGCCACGGATAAGCTGGAAAGTCTCTTGCGTCGGCGTGTAGCCGAGCGTGAAGGTCGTCCGGTTGGTGCCTGAGTTGTAGACACCGGTAATGCTAACTTGGCGGTCGAGGTAAATGGGGTGGTCCTGGTTGGCCGAGACGGCCTCAGGCGACAGGTCCATCTTCTCAAGGTACGTCCCGTCGGGCCGCGTCACGACCATCATCAGGTTGCCGCTCTCGTAGGCCCCGGTGACGGGCTGGCCGTCGCCGAAGTCCCACACCCGCCAAGCCGATAAGAGCTTCTTGTCGCCATCCCAAAAGAACTGGTAGACGTAGGCCTTCTGCCTCTGTTCGGGAGTGGCGGCGTTGCCGACCAGGACGACTAGAGCGTCGAGGTCCGGCAAGGGGATGATCCGTGAGGCCCCCTTAGGGATCAGGTGGGGCACGTGGGCGGTAATGTCCGCCGCTTCGGTCGGATCGGAACCCGCAAGGCGGGTATACTCCTGCACCGCGACGAAGCCGCGAGCCTCCGACAGGAAGTGCGCTTGGGACCCCATCGGGGTCGGCCTCACGCCGGTAGTCATCACGTAGGACGTGACCGGCTTGATCGCGATGCTGTGTGCGCTGAGGCCTGTGTCACTGTTGGTGAGCGACATTTGCTTCTGCCGCGAGAACAGCATCACGCCGTCCGCGAAAGGCAGCGCGAAGTCCACGACGGCGACATCGGTGGTCGCCGCGGAGGCCGCGAGGGCGTCACTATCAATATAGTCCAGCACCGTGCGACGCCAGAAGTCTCCGAGGTCTCCGGCGGACGAGAAGGCCACGCCGTTGTCCACGGCGAACCCGAGACGGTTCTGATAGAAGAACACGTCGCGGATCGTGCGGCCCACGAAGGGAGGGACCGGGTTGGTCTGGTCGTCACCGACGCGACGCGGCTTCCAAGAGAAGGGCGCGAAGGTGAACGTCCCGTCGCCATTGCGGATAAGCGCCCACGGCATGGTGGTCTCGTCGAGAGCGTTCTTCAGCCCCGGAGCGACGGTCTCGTTCCACACGGACCCGTCACCCATGACGTAGTACGACACGAACGACGTATCGTTCTGCCCGAGGACCTTGTAGACGCACCCAGAGCAGACCGTTGTGGGGAGCTTCGACATGTCCGTGACGGTCCCCGTGAGGCCGCCCGAATAGGTCGGGTTGGGGCTGTACTGGAGAGCCGAACCGGGCGCGCCGTAGCCCGCCGCAGGCACCGGATAGTTAGCCGGGTTGGTCCCGCCGAGCCACAGGTTGTTCGTGTTCTGGGCGGTCTGGTCGGCGCCGACGCCAAGGAGCCCTACGGTCTTCGTCGTGTTGACGATGAAGGTGTAGTCGGCCACCGAGACGGCACGGTAGACGTCGCCGGCGGTGTCCAGATAGCCCCACCCACGGGGCGCCGTGACGGTCTTTTCGGCTCCGGTGGCCTCATCGAAGACCCGGATGGAGCCCGACATGATGAGCACCAGGTAGCGCTCGTTGATGTCGCGGTTGATATGGTGGACCGAATAGGTGCCCGCTGCTGGCATGGAGCTCAGCGCAAGCACGCTCTGGGTCGGGGGTCGGCGGCCAAGACCTTCGGCCACACGAGACCAGGTGTTAAGTTCGTCCTCGGTCTGATCCGAGGAACGGAGGATCGCTGGCTGTTGGCTGATGCCATTCATCAGCGACGGCAGAGTGCGCGTCGTAAGAGCCACGGCGATCTCCTAAAGGGCGCGGCGGCCTACCCATTTCTGGAGGGTGGCGCTGCGACGGAAACTGTTGGTGTCGCGGGAGCGTCGCTCGTACCGCTGAAGGAGCAAGTAGGCGCGCTCTTCGTCCTCCGCATCGAAGCGGTCGAGGATCGGCGAGCTGACCTTCTGGGCCTGAAAGCGGCGAGCTGCGGCGGTCGCGATGTAGGACCGAGCGGCCTGCGGAAGGTCGTTGAACGCAAAGCCCCAGATGATGTCGACGAGGAGCGGGTTAGCTGACGAGTACGTCGCGCTGAAGTCGAACGTCTGGTTGTCCGCGTCGTAGAGTGCGAGAGCATCTAGCGTCGGGTGGCGTCGGACCACGACGTTGGTGGTGGCATCCGAAGCGTCGATGTCTAGGGTCCCGTCGGGGAGCAAAATCTCCCCCGAGGAACCGGGGACCAGCTTGTAGCTGAAGTCCGTGTTCCAGGACCAGCCGACGGTCTCGACATCGCGGAGTGCCTCGTTGAGGTGCCGCTTGGCGTCCGCCACATCGCCCACTCCGGCGACTTCAATGGTGTTGACCGGGCTCTGACCGATGCTGGAGAGCATACGGTTGACCGCGTCGAGGTCTGACATGGGGGCCAGAACGGCCATGCGTGGGCTCCTGAAGGTGCAAAAAAGGGGAGCCAAGCCGAAGCTCAACTCCCCTTCAGAGGGTTACGCGCTGACGTAGAAGTCGACGGTGAGGTTCGCCGTCGCCGTGATGTTCGCACCCGCGATGTTCAGCTCGAGCTTGTCGCCCGCCTTGATCGCGATGGGAACGTTCGCGTTGCTGTCGCTGTCGACCTTGGAGGCCGAGCCGGCAGTCGTCGCACCCGTCAGGGCGGTGTGGGTCGTACCGTCAAAGTGCTGAGCAGCCGCCGTCGCGCTGGCGCCGAGCGAAGCGCTCTGACGAACTGACACGCGATGGAGGAAACCCGTCTCTTTGAACGTGGTGACCTCGATATTGTCACCGCTATTGGCATCTCCGCTAACGACGGAGATGACCTTCTGGTGATGCGAGACCCCTTTGTTGACTTGCTTACGCGAGTCGTCGCGCTTGGAAGTGACCTGAGCCATTCTCTAGTTCCTTCCTTAAGCGACCTTCAGCTCGACCGCGGTCTTCGACCGCAGCGGGCGGATGCCGACCATGCGGCGGCCGATCAGGAGCACACCCTGCTTCTCCGGCTGGTCGACCATCTGGAAACCGAGGTCCTGGACCACGGCGGTCGCGGCCGCATACGGCGTGTAGACGACGCCACGAGTGTTCGTGAAGTCGAGCCGGTAGGGCGACGGGATGTTCGTGTTGCTGGAGTCGTTGGTACCGAAGATACCGTTCAGGTTGTTGCTCTTGATGACCTCGATGTCGTCGATGGTCGTCAGGGTGTGACGCGTGGTGTTCGCCGAGCCGCCGTTGAAGTCGCGGTTCAGGTTCTTGTCGCTGCGAGCCATCAGGTACCACTGAGCCGTTGGGAGGGCTGCGCGGACCGGCTGCGAGTGGACGGGAACCTTCTTGCCGTCCATCGTCTCCTTGGCCTGGCTAATGCCATCCATGAGGGTCTGGGCGGTGTTTGCATAGGCCGCGTTGGTGAGCGCCGAGCCGCCGCTGTCGGCCGCGAAGAGCGCGCCCTGACGACTTGACTTGACGATCATACGGGCCGCGAGGCCGTCGTAGTGCTCGGCGAGAGCGCGACCGATGGCTTCGGTGTACGGCGAGCGAACGTCGAGATCGAACAGCGCTTCGTCAACGTCGGACACGAAGACCGAGCTGATGAGCTTGTCGTCCGGATCGACGGTCACGTCCTGAGACGCAACCTGGCCGCCGGTGATCTCGACGCCGGGGACGTGGTAGGCCACGTCGGCGTTCCAGAACGCCATGAACTTGGCGCTCTTGGCACCCTTGAGGCTCTGCGAGAGGATCGTGTCAGCGATCTTCAGCTCAGCCGCGTAGGCGGTGAGCACTTCCGAACCACGAGTGGTCAGGAAGAGCTCCAGATTGTCCGTGCCGCCTTCGCGGAGACCCGGACGTGAGGGATTGGAGTTCACGTAACTTCTTTCGTTGAGGTGTGGACTTCTGGTGGTCCGCTTCCTCAAGGCCCGTGCTGGTCACGGATCGGCCCCTCAGGGCTCGTCGTGGGCGGTTCGGGTTGTCTTTTGGTCGTCGGTGATAGGGTGCGGGTCTCCCACCCGCTGAGGCCATCTTTCATACCTCTTCCGGTTTAGCCGGCAGCTCCTTTGGTGAGCCGGGACAGGTCCGGCAGGAGGACCCCGGCGTTGCGCACACGGCGGGGGTTTCAAGGCACGACGCTGCGCAGCGCGGCCCTGATAGAGTTTTACTTCTTCAGGCTTCCGGCCTTGATCGATCGATCCATTTTCTGGATCGCCGCCTTGCGGGCTACCGGATCACGGCGGTCGTCGGCCTTCTTCAGGTCCGCGTCGAACTCGCGGCGGTCGTTATAGACATCGCCACGGTTTCCGCCGGAGTTGATGCTTGTCAGCCGGCCTTCGCCGGGGTTGGAGCCGCGATAGTCGTTGAACAGCGCAGTAACGGCCAGCCCAACAGTATCGACGTCGCCTGCTTGCGCGTTGAACGCAGCGATCTTCTTGGGCGTCCAATTCTCGGCAGCCCACGCAATCGCAGCTTCGACCTGACCGTAGTCCTCGACGCCGGCGGCCTTCATGGCTGCCGACTTGAGTCCTTCCTCGTGGGCCTTTACGCCCGCTAGGTAGAGGTCAATCTGTTCGTTGCTGAAGCCAGCCTTGAGGAACGGATCACGCGCCTCAGCGGGAAGCTCACCCTTCTCGGCATAGACCGTCTGAGCAGCTTCCATAGCGGCCGAGAGGTCGACCGCTTCGGAGGTCTCTTCGGTTTCCTTGGAGGTTTCCTCCTCGGTTTCCTCGGCGCTCTCTTCGGAGGCCTCTTCGGAGGCCTCTTCGGTCTCCTCCTGGGACTCCTCGGCGGCCTCTTCGGTCTCCTCGGTGTCCTCCTTCGGTGCCGAGAACTTCTTCTCGAGCTCCGTGTAGGACTTCAGGAGGTCGTCCATTCGGACCTGGCCCTTGTCGGGGTCCCAGAATTTCTCAGGGACGCCCTCAGGGGGCGGCGCCTGGGTGCGCTGGAGCGGGTCCTTGGTCTCGACAACGGCGGAGAAGGACGGAGTCCCAACTACGGACTCAACGACCTCTCCAGCTTCCGAGCCGGGGTTGGCTTCGTCGGCCATTATTCAGCCTCCGCGAAGCCGCCGACCGGGTCCATGTAGGTCGTGATGACCGTCCCATCGCCGAGCTCTTCGACCACCTTCTCATATTCGGTGGCCGCGTCGTCGACCGGGTTAAAGGTCCGATCCTCGTACTTCGTGTTGGACTCGCGGATCGTCCCGCCGGCCATTTCCTCGATCTTGAGGTTGCTCGGTGGGGCGCTTGCCGCGACGGCTTCGGCGATGTCCTCAGCGGACACCGGCGTAATCTTCACTGTTTCGCTATTCTTACTGGCTGCCATTCATTGCCTCAGATAGAGCGCCAGCCGCCTCGGGGTTCTTTGCCAAGTCCATCGCGCCTTTAGCGAGATGAGGGGCGACTGCCGCGGTGGTCTGCGCGTTGAGCGCATCGTTCTGCTCTTGGGCCTGCTGGTCCGCTGACTTGAGCATCCCCTGGACATCGGTGATGCCTTGGGACGTGCCAGTGCGGAGAGCGACTTCCTGGAAGTTCACAGACATCGCGAGAGTCTGGGGGCCGAACAGGTTCTCGAGCGACTGAAGCCACTCGATGATTGCTTGGGCTTCGTGAGTTTGACCGAGCGCCGAGAAGCCGGTGACCACTTGGGGCACAACGGTTTTCGGCAGCTTCGGGACACCCGAGTTCTTCTGCTTCGAGAGGATGTAGAGGACGCGGCGGGCGTAGGGCGCCTGGGCTTCGGACGACAGAACCGTGTAGGTTCCGCCGAACGAGTCTTCGAGCTCCTGCGCGACCGCTCTGATCTCTTCGGCCGTCACGCGCTCGGCGTCACGGATCGTGTTCGCCGTCAGCAAGAAGGCCTGGCTGAGCCGGCGTTCGATGCTCTGGAGAACGTTCCAAAGAGTCTGGAAGTCAGCGCTCTTCTCGAGCTGAAGCGTCTGGATTTTGTCAGCGAAGCCGGTCAGGTGGTCACCGCTCTCGGCAGCCGCTAGCTCCTCGACGTCGACGCCCGCGTTGGGGTCGACGATGCGGATGATGCGGGCCGCTTCGGCGGCGAACTGAAGTATCGCCTTCCACCCATCTTCCATCGAAAGGAAGTCGCCGGCATACTCGGCAATCATCGACCGCCCGTAGTCGGAACCAGGAACCGCCTGCCACCGAAGCGCCTGCCAGCCCGCGACGTCAGACTTGGCCTGACCGCGCGAATCGGGAACCTCGATGTCGTTGATTTCCTGGTAGTGGATGATGTTGTCGCCGTCGCGGAGGATCATCGTGTAGAGCTTGATCTTGCTCTCACTCTTGTCCGCGGCGTGCTCGGGGTCCTTGTTGACGTACTCGGCGAGGTTGACGGCCGAGAGCGTCGCTTCGTCCAGCTCGGAGGGGTAGACCTCCTCCTCGATGACGGCCTCGAGCAAGTTGCCCTGAGCGTCCCGGCGGACGACGAACTGGTCAAGCCGCCAGAGCCGCATGGTCGTCCCGTCGTCCGGGTGATAGACCAAAGCGTTTCCTGCGACGATCAGGTGGCGGAACACTTCCATCCAGAGCGGCCGCGAGCCGGAGCTCTCAATGAGGTCCTGAGCCTTGAAGCCAATCTGGGCGAGGGCCTCGTTGGCCGGCCCCAGGTTCGATCCCATCTTCTGTGCGGTGTCCGCGTCGATGTTGAGGCGGAAGAACGGGCGCTGCGGCGGGAAGAGCGAGAGGAGCAGCTTGGCGGCGACGTTGTTTACGCCGCGGGCTCCGAGGGAACTGTAGGGCTGCGTAGCGACGTCGTGGGGGTCCGAGGCGCCCTGTTGAGGGATCAAGCCAGGGATCGTGAGGTCGGACGCAGAGCGGGCCTGGGTTAGGACCGTG